GATGTTTACTTGTACGGTGCTCTCATGCAAGCAGCACCGTACCTGCAAGATGATGCGAGAATTGCTGTATGGGCATCGATGTACCGAGCTGGTCTAGAAGAGGTCACGCAAGCAGATGATCGCAGCTCTTCAACTGGCGGTGTATTAGTTGCACGCGCAAGGACTTTGGGATAACAAATGCTAGTAACCACTACAAAAGGTGAGATGGATGTCTCCTTGCTGGAGAAGCGAGAAGGCACTATCGACAACGACAACGAGACGACAAGCTGGGTGGAATATTGGCTAGAAGGCGAGCTTGTGCATCGCTCAGTCGATATGACCTTAAAACGCAATGTGACTGGTGAAGCAGTCGCTCAATCTTTAAGTTAAGGGAAATATCATGGCTAACACGCAAGCAATGTGTACAAGTTTTAAGGTTGATTTACTCAACGCTGTACACGCATTTTCTACCAGCGTACCAGCTCACACCGCATCGACTGCCGACACCTTCAAGGCTGCCTTGTACTTGGCATCTGCAACGGTTAACGCAACGACGACTGCTTATTCTGCAACTAACGAGGTATCTGGCACAAATTACACGGCTGGCGGTGTAGCGGTGACATTTGGTACAGCGCCAAGCTCTACCAGCACAACGGCATTTGTTACGCCATCGGCATCGATTGCATATACAACTGTCACCCTGACAACTGCCTTTGACGCTGTATTGATCTACAACTCAAGCCAATCAAACAAGGCGGTCAGCGTGCATACCTTTGGCAGCCAGACAATCACGGCTGGAACATTCACCTTAACCATGCCGACGAATGATTCAGCCACAGGCTTGATCAGACTCGCTTAGTAGGGAGGCAGCACAATGGCTGCTTATGGCTCTGGCAGATATGGCTACGGGGCGTGGGGCTTTGGAGAGGGTGGTGCTGCACTAACAGGCAATGCGTCAACTCTCAATATTGGAACGCTCCTTGTAAATATATCAGAACAAGAAGACGGCAACATTGCCACAGGTAATGTTGGCTCTGTCAGCGTATCCAGAACCATTGCTCTAACTGGCAACTCATCAACCCTATCGCTTGGCACGCTATCTTTAGACGAGAGAAGTTTTGCCGTTACAGGCAACGCTTCTACACTATCGCTTGGCAGCGTTACAAACGGCATAAGTATTGAGATAATTGGCAATGAGATAACCTGCTCTGTCGGATCAATAATTTGGTTTGCTTGGATCGCTATTCCAGATACTCCAGAGACTTGGACGGCAATCGCAGACAATTCAGAAACATGGACGCAAGTCCCACAATGAAGGTGAACTATGGCAGATACCACAACAACCAACCTATTACTTACTAAACCCGAAGTCGGGGCTAGTACCGATACATGGGGTACAAAAGTCAATACTGACTTGGATACTATTGACGCTCTGTTTGATTCTGGACCAGCGTTAAAAGTTGCCAAAGGTGGAACTGGTCAAACATCCTACACAAATGGTCAATTACTTATTGGCAACACCACAGGCAATACGCTTACTAAAGCGACATTGACTGCTGGAACTGGAATTAGTATTACAAATAGTACTGGTTCAATAACGATTGCAAATACAGCATCTGTTTCCGCAGCTACGCCTACTGCGCTGGGTACTGTGTATGGAAAAACTGATTCCTCTGCATTGGCGTTTATTGGTTACAACGCTGGTGTAAACACAACTGGAACAGGCAATACCGCCTTGGGATATGTAGCACTTCAAACAAATACAACGGGGCAATACAACACGGCTGTTGGTTGGAATGCTGGACAATCCGCTACTGGTTCTGAAAATACTTTTGTTGGTGTGCAAGCGGGTTCTGCTAGTACAGGTTCATACAATGTTGCTATAGGAAAACAAGCACTTCAACAAAATACTTCTGGGGCTAATAATGTTGGCGTAGGTTTATTGGCACTTGGGTTGGTTACATCTGGCGCATCAAACACGGCTGTTGGTGCTGAAGCACTTAAATCAATGACTACTACCAATTCAAATGTTGCGGTAGGAAAAAGTGCTGGGCAATCAACCACAACTGGGTATGAAAATGTTTTTATTGGGGCTGGTGCTGGCTCAATTAATACAACTGGCTACTTTAATATTTGTATTGGTAGAAGTGCTGGTGAAAATACAGGTCCAACAACAGGGCAATCTAACACTCTTATTGGTAATGATGCAAGAGCATCTGGTACAAATGCCAGTACGCAATTAGTTGTTGCTTCTAGACAATCTAGAACTGGTATAGGCGATAACACAGGGCTTATTGATGGCGGTACTGGAGGTATTTATCAGGGTAACAATAGTTCTTCATGGTCAACTACATCAGACCGTAGGCTAAAAAAGAACATTGTTGATAACACAGAGGGCTTGGACATTATTAGCCAGATTCGTGTTCGCAACTTTGAATATCGCACATTAGAAGAAGTAACAGCATTGGCTGAATTGCCAGCATTTACAACCATAGAAAAAACAGGTGTGCAACTTGGTGTCATAGCGCAAGAACTTGAAGCAGTTTGTGCAGACTGTGTAACAACTGTAAGTACAGGTGTTAAGACTGTTGATTCTGACAATTTGTTTTGGCACATGGTTAACGCTATCAAAGACCTCAAGGCAATAAACGACACACAAGCCACAACAATCACAGCACTAACCGCCCGTATCGTGGCTCTTGAGGCTAAATAATGACCACAGAGAACACAACTGAAGGCATTTCAGTAATTGCTGCCAAGGTAGCACCGCCAGTAGGCGTGTCATTAGCGACTGTCGCTGGCTATCAGGTAGGCGAGCTGGTGCTGTGGGCTACTCTTGTCTATACCGTCTTGATGATCTGCCACAAGTGTTACCAGATTTATAAAGAGGTAAAGCATTGACCCTTTCTCTTTACTCATGCTGGCACAGGGTGCTTTCAGCGCTATCAAGCAGGGCTGCGACTTTTTACACCAAGGTCGTATTCAGCTTGAGTCTGCTAAAAAAACCATTGAGGGAGTGCAGTCAGACCTTAAAGCAGTCAAAGGAATATTTGACTGGTTTATTGGTCTCTTTGTCTCCAAGCCAGATAAAGTTGAAGCTGCAAAGCCTGTGGCGCAAACGAAAGCCAAAGCAGTCGCAGCCAAGCAGTCCTACGAAGAGATGGAGTTACAGCTCATTAAAAGTGTGGGCGACAACATTGGTACGCTCTTTGACACGCAGCAACAAATAAACAACTACTACGCGGAACTCGAAGAGGAATCAAAGACTAAGTACAACCCAGATCAGAACACCAGCAAGAAGGCTATTGAGCGTGCTTTGATTGAGTTGCAGATGGAGAAGTTGATGGAGCAGACCAGAGAGGCAATGGTCTATGCACCGCCAGAGTTGAAGGACTTGTACAGCAGATTCTTAGTAATGCATGGAAAGATTGAGAGAGAACAGGAGTGGGCAAGGTCTGAGACGATACGCAGGACGAGACAGGCAAGGTGGAAGCGAGAGCAAGAAGAGATAAAACAAATTGAGTTGATAAGTAGCGCTATTGCTGTGACATTCATTTCTTTAATTTTTGGATGGTTGATGTGGCGACTACGAGACTTATCTGGTGGGTGATTATTGGCGTAGCAGTATGTTTAGTTGTTGCGGTCACCTCAATGGCGTATGTGGAAACCTTGTACATGAAGGCGCAGTTAAAACAAGAGATGAAAGAGTTGAGAAAACTTAAACGAGAACTCAAGGAAAGCAAATGAATGACTTACTCAATCTTCTCAAGGGTGTCGCACCCACGCTGGCAATGGCTGTCGCTGGTCCTATGGGTGGGGCTGCTGTTACCGCTTTGGCTAGTAAGTTTGGCGTGTCTGATTCTGTTGATGCCGTTGCAAAGGCTATTGCTGGCGATCCAGCAGCAACTGCGAAGCTGGCAGAAGTAGAAGCTGACTTTGCCAAGGCTGAACTAGAAGCCGTTACAAAGCGTTGGGAAGCAGACATGAAGTCTGACTCCTACTTATCAAAGAACATTCGTCCTATGACCCTTATAGCGATCCTGAGCGCGTACTTCTTATTCGCCATGATGTCTGCTTTCAGTATCAATGTTAACGAGACCTATGTGAAGTTATTGGGTGAGTGGGGTCAACTGATTATGTTGGCTTACTTTGGTGGTCGTACTGTTGAGAAGGTAATGGAGAAACGCAAATGATTGAATTCTTGAGAGAGTTATTTCTTGCTAGGGTTAACCGTCCTAAGCCAACTGTGGAAGAGATCGAAGTCCAAGTCTGGGCATTCGTCGTCAAGGCGATCACCGTGATGGTCTTAGGCATTGCGTTTGGTGTCTTGTACCTGATCGGGTTTGAGAAGCAAGACGCTGAACTCGCACCAATCGACTCTGTATTCTTGGAAATATTGAAAGCCATTGCGTTTATGGGTGTCGGAACTATGGGCGGTATCTCAGGGCGCAAAGCATCGACTGCCATTGCAAAAGCCATTGTGGGAGAAGACGATGCAACTAAGTGAGCACTTCAGTCTTGAGGAGGCAACGCACTCCGACACCGCAACCCGTCTCGGTATCAGCAACCAGCCAGATGCACAGCAACTAGAGAACATGAAGACGGCTGCTGCTGGTATGGAGAAGGTTCGCGCTCTGCTCGGCAAGTCGATCAATGTCAATTCATGGATACGATTGCCAGAGGTCAATGTGGCGGTGGGTGGATCGAAGATCAGCTCGCA